AACATATTGAGCAATTACATTTAAGGGATAATGAAATATCAGAACTAAAAAAGAAATTAGATTTACTTGAACTTAAAGATCAAATGGTAGCAAAAAATAAAAGTTATTTAGAAGCTAAAGTTCAGAAAGATATTGACCAAATTAAAGAAAATAAAAAATTAAAAAGTAAATGATTGATAAAAATAGAGAAAAAACATTAGTAGTAATTAGTTTAGGAGCTGGTGTTCAAAGTTCAGTTATGGCAATTATGGCAGCTAAAGGAGAATTTCCTAAGCCAGATTGTGCAATTTTTGCAGATACAGGTTATGAACCAAAAAAAGTATATGCTTATTTAGAATTTTTAAAAAAAATTTTACCTTATCCAGTATATGTGGTTTCTAAAGGTAATATTAAAAAAGATATGTTAGATTCAATAGATAATGGAACAAGATTTCCAACAGCACCATTTTTTACACAAGCAGAAATAACAGGTAAGAAAGGAATGTTAAGACGACAATGCACCGCTGATTATAAAATTGTACCAATAAGAAAAAAAATTAGAGAATTATGTGGTGTAAAATATGGAAAGCATTTTCCTAAAGATAAATATGTTGAACAATGGATTGGTATTTCTACTGATGAAATTCAAAGAATGAAACCTGCTAGAGATAAATACATTCTTAACAGACATCCTTTAATAGAAGCTAAAATGTCAAGACAAGATTGTATTGACTATCTTAAAAAAGAGAACATACCACTACCAGAAAAGTCTGCTTGTATTGTCTGTCCTTATCATAACGATGCTTATTGGCATTTTATGAAAACTGAAAGACAAGAAGAATTTGCTGATGCAGTTGAATTTGATAAAAATATTAGAACTGGATCAAGAAATGTAAGAGATAAATTATATCTTCATAGATCATGTAAACCTTTAGATGAGGTTGAATTTAACAAAAAAGAAAACGATAAACAGTTAGATATGTTTAATAATGAATGTGAAGGAATGTGTGGAGTCTAAAAAAATTAACCAAAGAAAGGAAACAATGAAACTAAAGCCACAGACGACAGAAGAAAAAAGTAAGGGAGGATTTAAGGAAAGAAGAAAGGAGTGTTTAACAAGTGCCAAGAATATTCCAACTGTTGATATTAAAGGTAAAAAATATTCAACTGTTAATGAAAGACACAGACATCTTTTACAATATTTTCCTGAAGCTAGATTTAATGAAGAAATATTATTCCATGATAATGAGAGAGTTGTGGTTAAGACCGAACTATATATTTCTGATACTATTTATGCTGTTGGTCATGCAGAAGAACATAGAAATGCTAATTTCATAAATAAAACAAGTGCATTAGAAAATTGTTCCAGTAGTGCGTTAGGTCGTTGCATAGCTGCATTTGGTTTATCAGGTTCAGAATATGCTAGTGCAGAAGAATTAGTAAATGCTTTGAATAATCAAGGTACAACTAAACAAGTTTCAATTAAAGATACGATTAAAAAGCAAACAACCGAAACTAAGTTGACTGCTTTGTATTCTGATTGGAAGAAACAAAATGATTCAATAGAAAAAGATTTTGAATCACAACAACAATTAATAAAAAAAAATGGAGGACAAAATGTCAGACAATGGTAGTGGTAAGCAAAAGGATTGGGTTTTATTTCCTTATGATGCCAACAATGAAAAAGCCATCAGAATTGATTTCTCAGGAAATGTAAATTTAGATAATGGCAACAAGGGTACAATACTTGGTGTCAAAGGTGCATCAAAAAATGGTAATACTAAGTTTGTTAAAGTGTTTGCTCAAGTAGGAGTTCTATTCAAAGGTGATGATAAATTTACTGGCGAAATGAACTACGCAGAAGCTGGTGGACATAAAGGTTTAATCGGTTGGATTAATGAATCAGGTAATATTTTATCTGGTTACAAGAACGAACCAAGACCTAAACAAGCTAAACCTCAAAGCAAAGAAATTCCTTTCTAATTAGTGAAAGTAGTTTTTTTAATTTTAGTTATATACTCAGGTGATGGTGGTTTAAAATATGAAAAGATTCCTTTTGCATATTCTTTACTACCCATCACTTGTGATGAAATGTTTGAAAAAAATGTTAAGTATGTTGAGAACCCAAATTACAAAGAAGGCAATGGAGAGGTTTGGGTGCTAACTAAATATAAAAATCAAAATGTAATGGCTTATTACTGCAAAGACGAAAAAGGAAATTATGTCAGATAATGTAAAGTTTATAAGTGAGATAGAGAGATTATTAAAACAAAAGCAAGATGACTATGGAGAGTTTGACCATACCTCTTATGTTATGTCAGGAATTTTAGAAAAATATTTATCAGTTTATAATAATTGTGAGGTCAAAGTACCTTTAAAATTGTTTGGTATCTTTATGATTTTTTTAAAACTTTGGAGAGTTATGCAATCAGATAGTTATAAAAAAGATAGCTTTGATGACATAAATGGCTACGCAGAATTATTAAGGAGGTTAGTAATAAATGAACAAGAAAAGAGGTAAAAGACCGATGACTCCTAAAATGCTCAGACTATTGCAATATCTTAAAAATTATAGTACAAAACATGGATATATGCCAACATTTTTAGAAATGGCTAATGAAATGGGTTACAAAAGTAAAAATTCAATCAGTTCGCTAATTGAAAAGCTAGAACAGAGGAACGAAATTAAAAGAGAATACTCAGGTTATAGCAGAAATATAGTTTTAAATGGTTAAAGTTTTAAAAAGATCAAGTTTAGAATTAGCAGTTGATTTTGAAGAAATTTTTGATGGTGCTAGTGTTGAAGAAGCTACACAAAAAGCACATAGTCAGAAAATGCCTAGTGAGTTTGCAAAAGCAAATATCACCGATAACAAACTTATTAGTGCAAATATAAAACTTATTGGTGAGGAGAATGATGAGCTTAAGAAATAGCAATACTAGATTGTACAATAAGCTAGATAAGGCACATAAAAAGGTTTATGCTGCTAAAGATAAGGGAAGGCAATGTGTACATACTCTGAAAGCATTTAAGGAATACAATCAATTATTCCGAAGAATTGTTGAAGCAGAGAACAAAGATGCTAGATTTTTATATACTTAATTAAGTATATATAAAAAGTTGCATAAAAACTTAAGGGATTCTATACTCTAAATTAAAGGAAGGAACACAATGAAACTATCACATAAAGCTAAGAAAAACTTTGAAGAAGATAATGAGTTTTATATTAAGTTAGGTAAAAGATTAAGACAAGCAAGAAGAACTAAGGTTAATGAGTTTACTGGTAAAAAAACTATTGTTCCATTAACTAAAGTTGCTAAAGCATTAAAAAATACATATCAACAAATAGGCAAGTATGAAAAAGGTGAAAACAGAATACCTTTAGTAAATCTAGTTAAGATAAGTAAATTTTTAAAAAAACCACTAAGTTATTTTTTAGATGACTATGAAGAACTAGATGTAGTTGCAGAACAATTTAATATAGCTTACGAAAAAGAAAGAGATAATTTTTACAAAGAACATCAAAAAACATTAGGTACTGAGTAATGTTTGTACCTGTTCAAGAAAAGCTAGATAAATTAGTTGCACTTACCCCTGATGACCAAGAAAAGTTAAGTCATTATAAAAGTATAGTTCCAGCTATGATTGCTAATTGTCATAAGGCTCATCAATCAATACCAGGTTGGGAGTCTTGTAAGCCAGAGATAGAAGCCTTTAAATGGTTTGATGGTATCAATATTCCTGTTCATGGTTACATAGATTTAAAAGGGGATAAGGTTATTATTGAAGATAAATGCAAAATGCCAAGAAGGGGTATTGTTAAGAAAGATGGCACTAGGTCTTGGTTTCCAGGTAAATTACCTGATAAACCTTCACCCTATAATTTATTACAAGTAGATTTTTATTGGTCGGTATTTGAAGTTCCAGTTTATCTTTGTTATGTAAATGAAAAAGAATTTAGAGTTTATCATGCAGATAATTGTGATGAACTTAAACCTGAGAATATTAAGAAAAGAATACCTAGAATAATACAAAGAGCTAAAGTAAGACAGAACTTAATGAAGATCAGTAATGATCCAAATATTCTTAAAGATTACATCCAACCAGACTTTACACACATGTTTTGGAATAGTGATGCTAACGAAGATTATTTAAATAATGCTAAGAAATTTTGGGGATATTAAAAAATACTTAAAAAGTCCATAAGCAAATAATTGTCGCACCTAAACTGAACCACCCTAAAACCTCAATCGTCTATTCTTCAATAAAAGTTTTTTTTTGTAAAAAATTAAAAAACTCAATTTGATATAATGTCTTTATAAAAAAAAATATGGAAGGAAAAAATATGAAGACAAAAATAAAAACAAAAAATAAATTTGGTAAAGTTACTAGTGTTGATATTACATTTGGTAATGAAAAGTTTAGTGCCAATATGTCTGAACATTATCCTAAGTTAGGCAATTGGACTCTTTGTAGATATAGACCAGATTTATCTTTAGACTTTATGAGGTTCTTTGCACCTGTGGGAGGTGATTTCAAATCATTAGTTGAAATAAAAAAGTTTATTAGAGATAGAAAGTATCTTTAATTAATATTAAGGCAGTCTGAAATATGGCTGCCTTACCAATCAAAATTAGTTTTAGGTTTAGCATCATCTTCTTTCATACATTTATAGTGTGCTTTACCTTTAGGATAAAAGGCTACAAAACTTTCTTGGTTCGTCATCTCTTGACGACAATACTTACACTTTCCTATATCAATGATTATTACTTTAGGTTTGATCCAAGCCTTCTTATGTTTTGGCATAATTAGGTTTCTTACC